CGGCAGAGGATCGCCGACTGCGGGCGATGTATCTCACGGCCCGGATGGATGAGATTGAGGCCGAATTCAAATGCTCGAAATACAAGATTCGCAATCGAGCGCACATCCTCGGAATCCGTCGCTCACCGGAGTGGTTGGCCTCCCCGCTGTCAGGCCGCATGCGCCCCGGAGCCGAACTCGGGGAAGGTCACCGTTACAAAAAAGGGAACGTGCCCGCGAACAAGGGCATGAAGCGCCCTGGCTGGGCGCCCGGGCGGATGGCAGACACGCAGTTCCAGCGCGGGCATCGGCCGCAGACGTGGGAGCGTGTCGGCACAGAGGTGGTTACTTATGACGGCTATCGTCGGCTCAAGGTGCGCGACGATCTGCGCCCCGCGAGGCGGAACTGGGAATATGTGCATGTGCGCACCTGGGTGGCTGCGCACGGGCCGGTACCGCCGCATCATGCCATCGTTTTCCGGGACGGAGACCGGATGAACTGCACATTGCAAAATCTGGAACTCGTGAGTCGCGTCGAGCTGATGCGCCACAACTCAATCCATCGCTTGCCGCCGGAATTGGTGAGTGCTATCCGGGTCCGCGGCGTTCTCGTGCGCCGCATCAACAACGGGGGGAAGTGTTGTGAGAAACAAGATTGAAGATCTCAGGAACCATCTTTTTGCGACGCTGGAGGCGTTGCAAGATGAGGACAATCCGATGCCCCTCGATCGCGCGAAATCCATTGCTGCTGTAGCTCAGACTTTGATCAACTCAGCAAAAGTCGAGGTTGATTTTCTACGCGTGGTCGGCGGCGAGGGAACAGGTTTCATCCCTGATGCGCCGCTACTGCCCGCGCAGCGCGCGAGTGCGGTGCGGGCAGGCTCACAACAGGAGCCTTCGTGATGCGGCTCGTGTGCCCCGGATGCGGTGCCGTTGGATCGTTGGCGGCGTTTGCCAGTGATGCCGAGGCGCGCGCGTGCATGGCCGAGATTGCGCAGTTGCCGGATGGGGTCGCACATTCGGCCGTCGACTATCTTGCACTCTTTCGGCCGCCGAAGCGCGCACTGTCCTGGTCCCGTGCACATCGCTTGCTCACCGACATTGCACATCTCATGGACTCTCCGGCCCTGCATCGCGGCGGCCGCGACCATGCCGTGACGCCGGAGTTGTGGGCGGCCGCGCTCACACAGGTCGTCGACCAGCGCGAGCGCTTGACGTTACCGCTCAAATCGCATGGCTATCTGTTGACCATACTCGCGAGCTTAGCGCAGCACCGCACAGGTGATGCGGAGATGCAGCGCGATGCGGAAATGCGTGCCGGATTAAGCAAGGGGCGCGGAGCCGGCACTCGCGCTTATGAGCGCAGGCTCGTGGTCAGCGAGAACAGCGCACGCGAGCGGCTCGGGCTGGAACGGCTCACCGCGGACGATATCCCCGACTTTTTGCAGCGCGAGCGTAAGCATGAACATGCGTGAGACCGCGCTCACACGCGATGCCGTGCTGGCCGCACTCGCGCGACACATTGGGTGCGAGCGTGGGGTAACTGCGCGTGATCTGGTTGCGGAGGCTGCCGGCCTGTTCGGTCGCCCCAGCGATGAGCGCATCCTGCGCCAGGTGATTGAGGCGCTGCGTCGCGAGGGCGAACACGTGTGCGGGACGCCGTCCGAAGGTTACTACTTGGCACGCACGCCGGAAGAGCTCGATCGCACGTGTTTGTTCCTGTATCACCGGGCGATGACTACGCTCACGCAGGTCGCGGCCATGAAGCGCGTGAGCCTGCCGGATCTGCGCGGACAGTTGAGATTGCCGACATGAGGCGTTGGCGCCCAATGATTGCACTCACGACGTGGACGCTGGCCGCGCTGGTCGCAGGGGCAATCATTGCATGGCGCTTGAAGCCGATCCCGGCCCCGGCATTCGCGCCGGTAGCCATCACCGTGAGCACATGCGGGAGCCCTCAATGGGTGATTTTCGCAAGCAGTCGCGGCTGGACAACCCAGTCGTGGGCCGCGGTGCGCGCGCGCGCCGCATTGACGCGGCGGTATCTCGCGCGCGAGCGCACGACATTAACTATCGGATGCCCAGGAGGCCACCAATGAACGATCTACATACCATCGAGCGCTTGGCGGGACAGTACGCTGATGCGCATGCACTACTCGCCGCGTCCGTCGTCGAGTTGAACGCCGAGATCGATACTCTGAAGCGCTTGCGGCTGGCGCGGATACGGCGCCACGTGCGCGCGGCCGCGGGATGTCGCGACGGGCTGCGGGCAGCGATCGAAGCGGCTCCCGCACTGTTCAGCCGCCCGCGTACGCGGGTGCTGGCCGGAGTGAAGGTGGGCTATGCAAAGCAACGCGGCAAGGTCGCGATCGGCGATGAGGGCGCCGTGATCGGGCGCATACGCAAGCTTTTACCGGATGCCCAGGCGCAGCTCCTGGTGCGGGTGCGCGAGAACGTGCACAAGCCGGCCGTCTATGATCTCGTCGCGGCGGACCTGAAACGCCTCGGGATACGCATCGCGGACGATGAAGACATCATCGTAATACGCGCCACCGATACCGCGGTAGACAAGTTGGTCGAGGCGCTCCTCGCGGACGCCGAGCGCCTCGACGATGAGGAGCGGGCGTGATGTCGTGGCCCTATGCCCACACCGGGGCGATGGCGATCTTCGTGGCACTGGCCGCTTTGTGGGCGGTCACCACGCTCTATATTCTCGCCGCGCTGATTGCTATCGTCCTGCGTGGCATCGGGATCACGGTGGCCGGCTCTCTGAGAGCGCGCAGGAGGCGCGCGCCATGAATCCGGTACCGAGCTACGCGGGGCGAACGAACTCAAAATTTAAACGGGGACTAAACGGGTCTACGCGCGCGTTTGATTCCCGGCGCCGGGAGCTCGCGCGCATCCATTGCCTGCAGAAGGAATTAGGTTTGCCCGACTCCTTATATAGGGACGCACTGTGGGCGGTCGCCCGCGTGCGATCCGCGGCGGATCTCGATGCCGGCGGCCGCGCCCGGGTGATCGCACATTTGGCGGGACTCGTGCGGGGGCAACACAGTCAGCGTCGCCCGCGTGCCACGGGCCGCTGGTCAGGCGCTGTGCCGCTACCCACCGGCGCAGCTGCCGAACAGGCCATCGGCGCTTACCTTGCGCCCGAACCGCGCGTGTGGGGACAAGCGCCACGCACGCTGCGTACGCGCCCGCAACTGCGCAAGATCGCCGCACTACTCTATGACGGGGGGCGCCCGTGGGGCTACGCGCTGTCTTTAGCCCGGCGCATCGCCAAAAAAGAGCGCCTCGAATTGTGCTCGGATGCCGATCTGGCCAAGATCATCGCCGCACTCGCGATCGATCAACAGCGCCGGCAGCGACGGACCACCGGACGCCCATGATTGACGCCGATCTGACTCGCCTGCCCTCACAGCTGCGACGCCTGATCGCGGTCTTGGGCATGGATGCTACAGAGCGACTGCTGATCGCTCGGGGCGGTACCCGGCTGGTACTCCCGCGCACCGCTGCGACCCGCCGCACCCTGGCGATACTCCTGGGGTCGGATGCTGCAGTAGATTCCCTGGCTGCAGCATTCGATCGGCTGTACATCGATCTCCCCACCGCCAGCAAGCTGGCCGCGATGCGTCGCAACGCGGAGATACGCGCATCAAAAGGGCAGCAGCCGGCGCCCGATGTGGCGAGAAAATACCGGCTCACAGCCGCATACGTACGCATGATCTGGTCGGAGCCCGGCTGATCCGCACGCAAATATTTGCGGCTTGTCGCGGGTGCGTCGGCGCGCGAAACTACGGCCATGAAGCTGAATACGGTCGCCGTCGCCCACCTCCGCTCCCTGATTCAGGCCGGGCATGTCAATCGCTCCGGGACCTGGGCTTTCGTCACCGCCGACGGTAATGCGTTTCTGGGTCGCGAGCGCAGCGATTGGGGCGCGTACGGGGCCGTTCATTTAGGCATCGATCCCGCCGCCGGCAACAACACCAAAGCTCGCTTCCACTACCCGGCCGCGAAACTCTCCGGCGGCCGTGAAACCGTTTATCTGTCCGGCCTGCGCGCGGCGATCACCCGCGCGTTCCAGTCGGGCGATATCGATATCGCCCACGCGGCGCAGCGATTGCTCACACAAGCGAAGCCGCAGCAGCCCGCTGCGACTTCGGTCGTGATCGCGGCTGCGATCATGGCGGACCTTCCCGCCTCCATCACTGATGGGGAGTCTGGGGAGTCCGAAATTCAACTCTTTCCCGACGGCGAATTTACAGCCCGTGACGGCCGGCCGGGAAATATGACAGATGCCAAAGGACAGCCGCTCGGGCTGCAACACTGGGTGATGAATGCGACCGTCGCCCGGCGATTGATTGGGCAGGCCGAGGCGCGCAAGACGCCCTACGTGATCGATTATGAACACCAGTCTCTGCACGCAGAGAAGAACGGGCAACCGGCCCCGGCGGCCGGGTGGTTCAAGACGCTCGTCTATCGCCCCGGGCAGGGGCTGTTCGCGCGGGTGGAATGGACGGATCGTGCGCGCCGGATGGTCGCCGCCCGTGAGTATCGATTCATTTCTCCGCTGTTTGTGTTCGACCGCCAGAGCGGGGAGCCGCAGGCGCTGCTGAACGCGAGCCTGAGTAACAACCCGGCGATCGACGGCATGGACGATGTCGCCCAACGCGCGGCCGCCGTATTTGATTTCACTTATTACAAGGAGACTACCGTGAACTGGAAAGACACGTTAATCAAGCTGTTCGGACTCGAAGCCGATGCAGACGACGCAGTTGTAGAGGCGGCGCTCACGGCGCTCAACACGCGCGCGGTGGAGGGCGAATCCGCGCTCCATGAACGCGACGCCCAGATCGCCGCACTCACGGAGCACGGCACTGGTGCGCCGGATCCCGCGAAGTTCGTGAGCATCGCCGTCGCCGAGGACTTGCGCACGCAGATCGCGGATCTGGCGAGCAAGCAGACTGAACGCGAGGTCGAGGAAGTGCTCGCGGCTGCGATGAGCGACGAACGCGGCCCGCTGCTGCTCGATGCGCAGATTCCCTGGGCGCGAGAGCTCGGGAAAACAGATCTCGTCGCGCTCCAGGCGTACCTGAAGACCGCCACGCCGCTCGCGGCGCTGCGCGGCCGGCAGACCGCTGGGCGCAAGATTCCGGACGGAGCGGCTCAGACGTTCGACGCCGAGCAACGTGCCGTCCTGACCACGCTCGGCCTGAGCGCCGAGGACATCAATGCTATGAGTAAGGAGGGCGCGTAATGGCAGCTCTGACCACAGACCACAACACCCCCCGCCGCCTGGCCGAGCGCTACTCGGACCCGGTGGGCCCGGGCCAGATTATTTACGCCGGCGCGATCGTCGTACTCAATGGCGGTGACGCCGAACCGGGTTCGACCGCGCTCGCACTGATCGCCCGCGGCGTCTCCGCGGCACGTGCCGACAACACGGGCGGCGCAGCCGGAGCCATCCGCGTGACCTCGCTGGGCGGCCCGCAGGCTTATCGCCTCGATAACGACGGCTCAATCGCACGGGCCAACATCGGCGCCAACTGCTACATCGTCGACGACCACACGGTCGCACTGACCGACGGCACCGGCACACGATCTGTGTGCGGGCTCATCGTCGATGTCGATGCCGACGGCGTCTGGGTCCAGTTCTAAAGGAGCACTGCAAAATGATTTTAAATTCAGCGAATCTGACCACCTTCTTCCAGGGCGCTCAGACGATCTTCAACAAGGCCTTCACCGGCTTCAAGCCGCTGTGGCCGCAGGTGGCTACACTGGTGCCCTCGACCACATCCCAAGAAGACTACGGCTGGCTCGGATCGTGGCCCCGTATGCGCGAGTGGCTCGGGGATCGTGAGGTCATGAACCTCGCCGCCTACGATTACACCATCAAAAACAAAAAGTTTGAGTCCACGGTCGCCGTGAGTCGCGACGATCTGGGCGACGACAAGTTCGGGGTCTATAACCCGATGTTCCAGGCGATGGCCGAGGCGGGCGCTGAGCACCCCGACGAACTCACGTTCGGGCTGCTCAACCAGGGCATCACGACGCAGTGCTACGACGGCCAGTATTTCTTCGATATCGATCATCCGGTCTCCGGTGTATCAGTCTCCAATGTAGACAACACCGGCGCCGGGAATTACTGGTATGTGCTCGACGCGCGCAAGGCGCTCAAACCGCTGATTTTCCAGCGGCGCCGCGACTACTCGCTGCGCAGCATGGTCGACCTGAACGATGAGCACGTGTTCATGACCGATGAGTTCCTCTTCGGCGTGGACGCTCGGGTGAACGTCGGCTTCGGTTTCTGGCAGATGGCGTACGCCAGCAACCAGACGCTGAGCGGGGCCAACTTCGGGGCCACTGAGGCTGCGATGCTCGCCTTCAAGGACGACAACGGGCGCCCACTGAACGTGAGCCCGAGCATCGTGGTGGTCGGACCGTCGAATGTGGCAGCCGCCCGCCAGACCTTCCTGGTCGACCGGTTGGCCAACGGCGCGAGCAACCCGTATTTCAACACGGTGAAGATCCTCACCGTGCCGTGGCTCGCGTAAGG